TGCTGCCTTTGTTGCATGTAGAGCATCATCGATTCTATCAACTAGCTCCAACAATTCAGACTCTGTGTGTGCACCAATTGATAGAACTGCAACGACACCCTTGTTAATAATGAGTCGTTGCTTATAAAATGCTTCTTCTTCTTTTGTAATATCCTTGTCATTAAGCTTTGACTCAATTTCCTTGATCAAAGCATCAGACTCAGATGTCTCGCTACATTCAACAAAAAGTGTAGTGTCATGAGTTGTTTCTGACTTCTTGCATGTTCCTAAATCAGAAAGTACTAGGTCACTCATTTCCTTTTCGTCTAAGTCATAGAATACCTTTGTTCCTAAAGAGCTAGCAAGATCAGAAAGAATAGTAGCTCTCTTCTCACCGTAAAAAGGAGATCTTACAGCACAAATCTCAAGTAAACCCTTTGAAACGTTAGCAATCAAAGCTTGAATTACCTCTTGATCATAGTCGTTAGCAATAATAAAGAGAGGCTTTGAGCTTTGATGACACTTTTCTAGAACAGGCAAGATCTGTGTCAAAGAGTTTAACTTGCAAGACAAGATCAATACTAGAGGGTCTTCTAATGTTGTCTTAGACTTTTCTTGATCAGTAATAAAATAAGGTGAGATATAACCTCTGTCAATTTTGACGCCACGAACAAGCTTTAATTCTGTGCTTGTTGTCTTTGACTTCTCAACTGTAACTAATCCCGATGTACCAACTTCAGACATAGCGTTAGCAATTAGATCGCCAATATATTCATCGCCGTTTGCTGAAATTGTTGCTACTTGTTTAATCTCATCATTTGATGAAACTTGAATTGCCTTTTCTTCAAGTAGACTCTTTATTTGGTCAACATACTCATTCATCAAGACAGTAACTTCTGAAGGTGTACCTATACCTGACCTCAGTGCTTGTGAAGCCTTAAAGTAAAACTCCTTTGCTAAAACTGTTGATGTTGTACTTCCATCACCAGCTACAGTTGCAGTGTTTTCACTTGCCTGCTTCAATAACTTAGCGCCTAAGTCTTCTACTCTGTTTTCAAGAACAATGCTTTTGGCAACAGTTGCTCCGTCCTTTGTTAAGTGAGGAGGCTCGTTTTGTTTCTCTATTAGAACAAGCTTTCCTCGAGGACCCATTGTAATTGATACAGCGTCACATAGCTTCTTGACACCTGACTTAAGAAGATTTTGTGCCTCAGCATCGAAATGAATTAGATTTGACATTAAATTTATTTACCCTTTTAGAAGTGTTTTATTTGTCTCGTTAAGACGATTTTCTTGTGTTATCGAAGTAATATCAGCACTGTTTATTACTCTCTTTGTATTTGTTAGTACATCCTTGGCATAAAAAAGATCACCAGATTGAATGACGACTTCACACTCTGAAATTAGAGAGTTAACGCGGAGTTGTTTTTGTATGCTTGGGTCTAATACGGTCTCAGTTGACATGTTGAATGTTCCTTTCTAAATTTTCAAACGTTTTAATATATTTGTTCCACGACTTTTCTTTACCGATTATAGATGAAAAACCCATGTTAGTAAATTCGTTTTTAACGTCTTGCCAGTCCCAGTGAGGTAATGAAGACTCGTTAACATAAAGTTCGAGACCATTAAGATCAGGTGTCATATCGTGAAATCTAATCATGAAGCAGTTTTTGTCAAACTTTTCTTTATTCTCCTTGACAGACATAAATTCATCAAACCTATCTTTAGAAGATAGGATCTTAACAGCTGTTTTATCACCAATACCTCTGAAACCTTCAATGTTATCAGACTTATCACCAACTAGTGCTTTCCACAAGACATAGTCATATTCTGTAGCATCAAAAAATTTCTTCTTAATAGGACTGTAAACTCGTGTTGTTTCATTGATGCTTTGGATAAAGTCTGTATCTGAAGATATAATTGTGACGCTATCGTCAGTATGAACTGTATTTGCTAAATGGTTTATAACATCATCACATTCGTAATCATTGTGTCTCGCAACTACAAATGGAAAGTAGTCATTAATCATTCGAATGATAGTTCTACGCTGCTCATTAAAGTTATCATCATCGTGATAAACTCTTTGACCTTTGTAATTGCTAGACACTTCTAGTCTGCGCTTTGGACGGCCTTCTAGAACAAAATAACAAATGTCAGGATTAAACTTTTCTACAAGTGGTCTAATGCTTCTAAAAAAATTAAACACAGTAGAATATTCACCCATAGCCATGCGCGCGTGTCGAGCTCGATAAATTAAATTATAACCATCTAAAAGAAGTACGTTCTTCATTTGTTTCCTAATTGTTAAGATTTAGACTTTCAATAGAACTTGCGCTTATTGTTGCTTTAGTCCCGTCTCCTAGGTCTATTTTAATTTTTTCGTCCTCATTATTACACTCAAGGTCATCTACATTTTTTTCAACTAATTCTTCTTCTTTTGTTTCTATTGAAAAAAACTTCTCTTCTAAATCAAGTGCCTTAAGTGATATATCTTCAATTGCTCTTTTAGCATTATCAATCAAGTAATTTGATGCTTCCTCGATATCATCAAAAAAGTTATCAAACTTTTCTAAATCAACTGTTTCATCTTTTGTATTTGGTAATTGAACTTTAAAAGATGTTTTCTCAAAGTCAATTTTCTTTATAGTTATTTCTTCTACAACTCTGACGGGTATTATAATCTTCTTTTTTTCTAAGATACAATATAATATTTGTCCAACACTATGCATATATCTCTCCTTTATTTTTTATTATAGGAGATCAATTTACATTTTACATTCCTTTTTTAACAAAAATTGTATTTCTTACTTTTTGATATGTTTCTTCGTCTAGATTTTCTTTAAGAAAGTCGCTGTTGTAGTAACTTTGAACAACTACATCTTTAATTGTTTCTGTATCACTACCTTCGACTAAATCTTCACTGTCAAAAACTGAAGCTATAAACAAAACACCCGGGGAACTTTGTCCTCTATCAATTTGCATAAATGGAAAACCGTTAGTTAATCCATCATGATTTTCTTCATAGTATATACTAGGTTGCTTGATTGTCTTCATTTTCTTTGCCTAACTCTTCTACAATTTTACTTAAAGATTTAATTACTTCATCCATATTAACACTTGCATTTTTGTTGTAAACGTTATTAACTCCTTTTTTTAATTTTGTAAAATTACTATCATCAGAGTTAGAATATTCATTAAGAGAATCAAGATACTCTTTTATTTTGCTGTTTTGATATATGTTTTTCTTTTTAATCTCTTCTATTGACGATGACAAAAAGACAGCAATGTCACTTTTGTTGTCTTTTTCTAATTTGGCAAACATGTCGTTTATAAACTTGTTTATTCTTGCTTTAGAGTCAGATTCTATTTGCACAGCTGAAAGCTTACCAATATCAGACTTTACTGACTCTTCTTTTATTTCTTTGCTACTTATAAAGTTTTCTGTTAAGGAAAACACAGTGTAGTCACAAATTAGTATCTCAAGAACAATACTATATGAAGCTATGTCGTTTTTTAAGTTTTCTTCTTCATTAGAAGCAGACTCAAATATTAAGTTTGTAATTTTTTCTTGAAGATCTAAGAGTTCAGCAATAGCTGCAACAACAGACATCTTTTCTTGTTCAGAATATTTCTTTCTTTTAATTTTTTTCTCTGATATGATCAGCTTTTCTTTTTTTACTCTAAAAGATTCTGTTGTGCTGTCTGGTTGATTTTGTCTAAATCTCTCAAAATAATTGTATATTGCTTTTTGTAATTCTATTCCCACGAGATCACTGTTGACTATATCTATAAGTTCTTGTGCTCTTACAGTGTCTCTTTCGTTAAGAATATCATTTAATACTTCAACAGCTTCTTCTCCATATTCTTCTCTAAAGTTTTTTCTAATGATTTCAATCATTCTTCTTTTTAGTTCTTCTTCAGTCAAGTCAGCATCTTTGCCTTTTAGATTCATTGACTTTTTAATAGCTTCTTCATATACATTATAAACACTCGAAAATATGTCACCAAATAAAAGATTTTGAGATTGATCTTCTAGATAGTTGTAAAGACCGCCTGCATTGTCTATATCTTTTCTAACATAATCAGTTACTGCAATTAAAGGAACTGTGTATGCAAAAGCTTTGCTTGCCATTGAGTTACTGCCTAAGTCATCTATTGTTTTATCAAGTGACCTCATAGCACTTCTAACTCTTCTACTATAGTTCTTGTTAGCCTGATTAATATTTTCTGTAATCTTTTGAATGCTTAAAGATCTAAAGCTAAAAACAACACCTAGCGCTAACTTTACAGTTGCCGAAGCCATTTTAGCTAATTGAGTTAAAGCACTTGCTGTGTCTCCTATACCCGTTGTTTTTGCGATTTGATCTATTCCAACTTCGACTTCGTTTAATCTTGTTTTACCTTGTTTAATTTTTAAACTATATGTTTTCA